GTTGATTCCTCTTCAGTATAGACCCGATTGATCACCGTTGCATCTTCTCCAGGCTGGTTCTTGCGAACCGCAATCGGCTCTGTAGGGAATCGACGCTTGGCATAGTTTGCACAAACAATTCCTTTATCTCGTGCCAATAACCTAGATAACACATCCTTTGGAAAACGCATATCGCTGTCCAGCCAAAGGGTATGAGTGCATCCGGCTTTTACCGCATCTCTTGCCAAATCCTGCCGCTGGGAAGACAGCAGAGTGCCTGAGCTGGTGTAGATCACGATTTTGTCTTGGGTCGTTCCTACATGGTAGCCAACCAATCTGGCTAGGTCGTAGGCAAAACCTGAGTTAACAAAGTCTCGTGTCGGGATTACTACTGCGATGATGTTCATACTTCTCCTGGTCGGGTTCTAAAAAGCCTGTTGTCGGGATCGTTGAGCCATTTCTTCAAGAAGGCTTGGTCGTCAAGTTTCCCTTCAGATTTCCACTTCATAAACAATTCCATCGGGATGGATGCTACGAGGTGCATATCGCCTTTCCAATTGGCTCTTTCATCAACTGCGTTGAACATTGCCTTATTGGTTTCGACGAGATTGGATGTGTCAAAGATAGTCTCAATGACAGCTTCATCCTTGTCGGCATCGTAATGCCAAATCTTTTTAGTTCCAGTTACAGGGTCGAAGTCAAAAAGTTTGCTTGTCATGTAAAAAAGGGGAGGATTTCTCCTCCCCCTTCCTTAGTCCAATTACGATTGGATTGTGCTGTTGAGGTCGTACACAGCGCCGTGTGCCTTCTCGTTCTGGATCTTAAGACCCCACTCAACCAAGAGCATACGCTTCTCAGCGTCACCAGTCTTGGCAAGTTCAACGGTTTGGAACGGACGCAGGTAAGCGATGCTTGCGTACTCGGGATCAAGCACGAACACATCACGCTCACGCTGGAAGCGGTTGGGCACGATGCTCACATTGCCGAAGTCAGACACATAGATGTCAGCAGCGCCAATGATCGTCGAGGGACGAGCACCAGTCACATTGAAGCGAGTTGCACCAATGCCAGCCATCTTGGACAGGTTCTGCTTGTTAACAGGACCAGCCATCACGATGGAGGGGTTGCCGCCTTCAGTCCACACCTTCTGGATAACATCCTTGAGGAGGGTTTCGCTGAAAGAGCGCAGGTTGGTGGTCGTCGCATCAGTACGAGCGGCGTTGGGAACAGTGGTGTAGGACGGATCGCCACCACCAGTACCTTCGTTGGTGTTGGTCTTCAGGAAGGCCAACAGAGCACCAGTCTTACGGGCGGTGGAAGTGTCACCAGCGGCAGCGGCTTGGTTAGCCAAGCAGGTGGTTTCCATGTCACGCTTGATCTCAGCCGACTTCTTAGCCATTTGATAGGCCAGTTCAGAACGGCGACCAGCCTTGTCAACAGACTCCAGAGTGCCAGAGATGATCACATCTTTGCGGCTGATCTGGGTGTAGTTGCCAAGACGCACGGTGGCGGTAGCGGCGGTGAACGAGGTGATGTCGTCGCCTTCGATCTGTGCGTTGGTGGTAACAGCAGAGGCAAGTTCGTCAGTTTGCCACTCAAAGAAAGTGTTCTTGACGTTTTCACGACCCACGTTGGACATGAAAGGAGTCTCTTCAGGGCTGATCTGATAGATCACATTGGAGAGATCCTCACGAATGCCTTTGGCATCGTAACGGGTATAGGTGTTGGTTACTGCGGACATGATGTTTCCTTACAAAAACTTGTCAAAAAGGGCGGCAGCATCTTTGACGCTACCAGACTGTGCAAGACGCTTTTTTTGCGGTATTTTGACTCTGTGTTTTTGAGTTCATGCTGCCAGCAGAACCAGGAGCGACTAGCTTAGGTGCTTTCTTAATCTTGGCTGTCATCTCGGGCTTCTTGCTCATCAATTGGTCGAATTTCCACGCCTTATACAGCGCAACGACCGCACGAGAGTCAGTAATCCCATTCAGCTCAGTCTCATTAAAGCCTAGCTTTTTGCCGTACTCAAGCAAATCAGCACGTTCTTTTTTGGCTTTCTCGGAGTCCTTCCAGTCTGGGATTGCATCCTTCAACTTGACGACTTCTTCAGCCAAAACAGCCCGAATCTGCTTTTCTTGTTCTGCCTGTTGCAGGGCAGCAATCCTTGCCTGTTCCTGAATGATGGCCTGTTGTTGCTGTTGTCGCCGCTGGTGGTGCGTCCATTGACGGGCGTACTCCACAGGGTCTTCAGCTTCCAACTTGTCCCAGTCAGGCTCGGCAGGACTAAATTCCTGCAACTTCTGCTGTAACTGTCCCAACACTTGAGCGTATTGTTCCCGCTCTGCTCGTACTTGCTCAAACTCCGACTCTACCTGGCGGCGCTCTTCTGCGAGTTTTTGCGTTTTCCGAGTGTAGTCAGCTTCTCGTTGGTAGCCACGGA